GGAATGTAGTGGTGCGACAGGCAGATAAAATTGTGCGCCTTTACTGCCCCTCTTGTTGGGATCTCGCACTCGATGTGATCAAAAAGCACAGCCAAGATGATAATCGGATTTGAAGAGAAAGATAGCACCTACGCCAAGCTGCTGATTAAACTTAAACATGAAGGAATAACGAAACGTGAATTTTTTCGCGGAGTAGTGGGAGCCTTTCTAGAGGACACGCCCTCTTTCATGGCATATGTGCTCGAATTTAAAAAGAAAAAGAACTTACATTCTCAACACAAGCAGAAAATACTTGACAAAGAGCGCAAAGTATTGTATGATACACAGAGACAAATGGGACTCTCTACCGATGAGATAAATGATTTGTTTGACATGTTCGATGAGGAGATAGGGCTGGAGTGAGAAAGTGTGCTAAGACGTGTGTAAGGGCGGCAACCTCTTGCCAACAACAAGAGTGTCGATTATGGATGGAACATGCTCCCGATTTAAACTGTAGTTTGGTGGCAATCCAGCGCCATGGCGCAATGACACTCTATGAAGTGGCGGATAGATTAAAGATGAGTTATGTGCGCATTAAGCAAATCCAAGATGAAGCTATCGAAAAGATAGGCAAGGACAGGATGGGAGAAGAACTTTTTGTGGTAGAGGATGGCTCTTTTTAAAAACTCGAAACTATTTATTTACTGTAAAAGTGTTGCGCCATGTTCGCCGCACCCCAAAGGAGATTTTTTATTATGACAAAAAAGAAAACATTACTTAAGGAAGGCACTGTCCGGCAGTTCATGAAGTTGGCAAATCTACAGCCCTTGGCTAGTGATTTTGTGGAGACTCTCTATGAAAAGAAGCAAGGATATGACGCCCGTTTGGACGATACCCTTGGCGCCAAAGATGGAGCAGAGAAAACCAAGAAGCAATCTCTGAAAGATCGTGAACACGAAAGTGAAGGCGAAGAGGAAGCTCATGGCAAGCATAAATACGCTAGCGACAAGGAAATGTCTGAAAAGAAAAATCCTTATGGTGGCGAAAAAGGTGGACGTGAACACGATGCTCCCGAAGATGAGCATGAGGATAAGGAAACCGAAGAAGAAGAGGATAAGGCAGATTACGAAAAGCCCACTTCTCGGAGGGGTAAAAAGGACAAGGAAAAAGCAGAGAAGGCGCGTGTCGATGAACTGGGCCCCATGATGGCAGCTACTCTTGGGGGCGTCGCTGGAAAGGCGCTTGGACAAAGAGACGACGAAGGCTTTGAAGAAGAAGTGGAAGAGGATGTAGATATCCATAGCTTGGTGTCTGCCATTACTCGCGCCATCGAAGATGAAACTGGCGTAGAAATTTCTGTGTCTGCCGACGAAGAAGTAGATCTTGATGACGAACATGATGATGACGAGCTGGAAGATGCCGAGCATGATGAAGAACATGCCGATGATCTCGACGTTGATGCTGAAGAAGATCTCGGAGATCTTGAGGAAATGGTAACAACGATTGCTGAGAACGTCACCAAGCGTTTGCAAGCAATGGCAAAGCGCAAGAAATAGAATCTTGTTCTACCATTAATTTTGAATTAAAAAACCACCTACGGGTGGTTTTTTTACTTGACAAACCCCTTAAACATGTTTATAATAGAGCTAGTGGATTTTATTCCGCTTACTATTTATTGAAGGTGAATTTAACTATGGAATATCTTCGGAAATGTTTAACTTTCTTCGCACATCTGGCTACAGAGTTTACTATGCGATCCTCATTGCAGCCCTCTCTTATCACTATCACAGAGAGTGGAAAAAGACGTTATATTATCGGGAGAAAAGGAAATTAGTACCGATGGCATATCATTTTCGTCGCGCTTATACTACCAAAGAAAAGATTACCATCTTACGAGTTAAACACAGTCTATTAAAACGGAGGACAAATGACAACCAAACACTATCTTAACACCCAAGAGGGGTTAAACCAAAAGATTTTAAACGGCGTAAACAAATTAGCAGATAACGTCGCTGCAACCATGGGGCCCAAAGGAAGAAATGTTATTCTTCATGCCCCCACTCAAAACCCCCTTATTACTAAAGATGGAGTAACTGTCGCCCAATTCGTTGACTTTGATGATCCCTTTGAAAACGTGGGGGCGCAAATAATCAAGCAAGCTAGCGAAGAGACAAATACACACGCTGGCGATGGCACCACTACTGCCACTGTGTTGGCACGTGCAATCTTAGTTGAGGCGCAGCGCCATTTGGTAGCCGGCAATTCTCCCGTGGAATTAAAAAAGGGGATTGATAAAGCCACCGAGGTAATAGTAGAAAATCTTAAAGCAGAGGCGCGGAAGGTAACAAAGTTGGCAGACGTGGAAGATATTGCCACCATTTCTTCGAACGGAGATCGGACTATCGGCAAATTGTTGGCGACAGCCGTTGATATGATAGGTAAAGATGGTAGCATTACTATCCAAGAAGCCCGCTCCCTAGACACTAGTCTGGATGTTTTAGAGGGCTTTCGGTTTGATAGTGGATACGCTGCCGGCGCCTTTATTAATGATGAACGACGTGGAGTAATGCAGTACGAGAATCCTATGTTTCTTGTTACCGATGAAAAGATTGAGTTTGTAGAAGATATCTTGCCCATCCTAGAGTTAGCGGCAAGAGACGGACGCCCTTTGATAGTGGTAGCGGAAGATGTAGAGGGGCAGGCACTAGCTGCGATGATCATGAACGCACTACGTGGTACCATGAAAGTAGCTGCTATTAAGGCACCACGTTATGGAGAAGAGCGCCGCCATATTCTGGAAGATCTTGCCGCCAGTGTAGGAGCTACATTTGTATCTCGCAGTTCCGGTATGCAACTCAAGGAAGTAAAACTTCAACACTTGGGGGGCGCCAAAACAATTGAATGTGATAAATCTTTTACTACCATTGTGGGCGGCAAGGGAGAAGATGATGTTATTGATGAGCGCATCACCTCCTTAAAAGCACTCTTTAAGCAAACCGATAACATGCACGCGTGTGAGAGAATTCAAGAGCGCATTACGCGCTTGGCTAGCGGCATTGCCGTCATCAGTGTTGGCGGTGCCACACAGATAGAAATGATGGAGAAAAAACATCGCGTTGAAGATGCACTAGAAGCCGTTAAGTCCGCCCAACAAGAGGGGATTGTTCCTGGCGGGGGAATGTCCCTTCTCAAAGTGGCTAGTCGCTTAGATCCTCTTAAATTCTATCCCAACGGTGGCGAAGCTGTATATGGAGTACATATTGTTCTGAAAGCAGTCGAAGCTCCTTTGCGTCAGATGGTAGAGAATGCGGGGGGAAAACCAGACGTGGTATTAAGCGCCGCCAAAGACTTGAAAGACGGCGAAGGATTTAATTTGATGTATGAGTTTGGAGAAGGTGATCCCGTAGATATGTTCGAGGCAGGAATTATTGATCCACTAAAAGTAGTAAGATCTGCCCTTCAGAACGCTGCATCGGCAGCTGGAACACTTATTACAAGTAGTCATGCCATAATCGCTAAGTAATTACTATTTATTATTACACCAAGATTTTGGCGGGGGAATCAATTAGTGCCGACAGAAGATGTAAATACAGCGCTATCACAGATAGATGGGAAGATGGATGTACTCGCCATGAAGATTGATGAATTAAAAGAAAAGCAAGAGGACATGGCAGCAGACATATCGAAAGTGAAGGATGCAGTATATCATCCCGACGAAGGGCTGTATGCGAGACTACGCGAGTTAGAGAGTTGGCAAAAGACATCTACAAAGTTTACGTGGATGCTCGTCTCTTCGACATTGGGCATTCTTGCCTACATCGTCACCCGCGTTTTATCTTAATAATTTACTTGACACGAATATGGAAAGATGATATAATGATGGAGTGATCATTTTTAAGCACCAAAGGAGTGAAAAATGCCCAAAGAAATTAATATTTCGATGCGAGGGATGATAGAATATCTTCCGGAGGAAATAGAAGAAGTCCTACGCGCCGCTGAAAAGAGATTAGACAAGTGTACCCAGCAGTTGGGAGAATCGCTTGAAAGATTAGGCGATACGGCTCCCCATTCTATTGAACATTGTTTGGTGGAGTTGGAGGGCATCCGTCGCACCCTCTATCGAGTTGACTGCCGCGTTGCAGACTGCTCTCAGATCTTAGCTTCGTACCTCCAACACACCTCGGGCGAAGTGGCGGAACAGCCCCCTAGTGGTATACCACCCCAGCCGCCGAGGGAACCACCAGTAGATGAAGGGTAGAGTTTGGAAAAGGGGAGATTTAGTATATTTGCCACAAGGTTGCATCTTGTTTAATGGATCGGACTTAGGCTATTGCCGCACTTACCGCCCAGAAATGGGGCTCGTGTTGGACAAAATTGATAATCGTCCCTTCCCAGATCGCTACCGCATATTTTGTATGGGAAATACCTACGTCACGCACGCCGATCAAGTGCATGGCATTGGAGATCCCTAAAAAGGAAAAGAGAGTTATGTTAATTAAGTTAATAGAAGTATCGCAGCGCCCTACCTTGAGTGGTGGGACGCCCGATTATAAGATGAATGAAATTTTTGTTAATCCTGAGAGTATCGTGAATATTCGCGAAGATCATAGCTTCAATGTTCTCTTCCAAGAAGGGAAACTTCCTTGGAAAGATTTGAATAGCTATACGGTTTTTTCCACACTCACCATGAATAGTGGGGGAATTTCCAACACCGTCACGGTAGCCGGCTCTCCTTCCCAAATTCAAGAAAAATGTTTTGCAATGACACAGCAGCTTCTGAAGGGGTAGAATAAATGCGCGAGTATTTTCACCTTTACATTAAAGTAGATTGCCCTTTTTGCGCCGATGCGATCA